TAGTGTCAATCTACTTCCCAGCGTGGTTCATCGGTAGGCACCCAGACAAGAAGGTCATGATGGTGTCTCACACCACAGACCTCGCGGTGGACTTTGGTAGGAAGGTGCGAAACATCATTGACACCGATGCGTACCGCATGATCTTCCCAACCGTGAACCTTGCGGCTGACTCCAAGTCCGCTGGACGCTGGAACACGAACGTGGGCGGTGAGTATTTCGCTTGCGGTATTGGTTCATCCATCGCGGGTCGCGGTGCTGACTTGCTTTTGATTGACGATCCGCACTCCGAGCAGGACGTGCTGAACGGTAACTTTGATGTGTTTGACAAAGCGTACGAGTGGTTCGCCTACGGTGCCCGTACTCGTCTGATGCCCGGTGGTCGCGTAGCGATCATCCAAACACGTTGGCACCTGAACGACTTGACGGGTCGTGTTGTGAAGGACATGGGACAAAACGAGGGTGCTGATCAGTACGAAGTGATCGAGTTCCCTGCCATTCTTGACATCGACCAGCCTGACGGCTCCATCATTCAGAAACCGTTGTGGCCTGAGTTCTTCGACATGAAGGCGCTGTTGCGCACGAAGGCGTCGATGCCACTGTTCCAGTGGAACGCGCAGTACCAGCAGAACCCGACCGCAGAGGAAGCCGCCATCGTCAAGCGCGAGTGGTGGAACATCTGGAAAGAGGAAGACCCGCCTGAGTGCGAGTACATCATCATGTCGCTGGACTCAGCGGCAGAAGCGCATAACCGTGCCGACTTCACAGCACTCACAACGTGGGGTGTGTTCCTCAACGAGAAGGAAGACCGCTACAACATCATCCTGCTCAACTCAATCAAGCGGCGACTGGAGTTTCCTGAACTCAAGCGCCTGTGCTATTCCGAATGGAAAGAGTGGGAGCCTGATGCGTTCATTGTGGAGAAGAAGTCCTCGGGCACCCAGTTGTATCAAGAGATTCGCCGCACAGGTATACCTGTGATGGAGTTCACCCCGCACCGAGGCACAGGCGACAAAACAGCGCGTCTGAACTCAGTTGCCGACATCATCCAGTCGGGGCTTGTGTGGGTGCCAGAAACACGTTGGGGGGAAGAAGTGGTCGAGGAGATTGCCGCTTTCCCATTCGCTGCAAACGATGACTTGGTTGACTCAACCGTGATGGCGCTCATGCGCTTCAGAGCGGGTGGGTTTATCCGGTTACCTGACGATGAGCCAGAGGAGATTCGCTACTTCAAATCAAAGCGATACGCTGGCGGTAGTAGATACTATTAAAAGGAGAGATGAGATGTACATGATGGAGAAACTGGACGCATACAAGCAAGAGATCGAGCGCACGATCACGTGGCAAGAGTGGTACAAGCAACAGCACTGGATGACAGGGAAAGAAGTTCCTGAGTACGAGAAATCAATGATGCTCCGCTACGCGCACGAGATGCTACGCATCCACGACGACCTTAGAAAATACTGCAACGCTTTACTTATTAAGGCGCAAGAGCACAATTCGGCAGTCGATAGGACAATGTTTGAGTATCGAAAGCTCAACGAGGACTACATCAAACTCGACAAAAAATACAAGGCACTGCGAAAAAAAGTAGTGCCAGTCAAGAAACCTGCGGCTAAAAAGGTCGCTAAACCTAAAGGAACCTGAGTATGGCTACAAGTTCAATGGATAAGGGGTTGTACTCAGCCCCCACGAGCATAGAAAACGAAGTGCTGGCTATGGGTGGCGACAGCCCCCTAGAGATAGAGATCGTTGACCCCGAGCAAGTCACACTGTCTGATGGCAGTGTGGAGATCACATTGGAGCCTGATGCCGAAGGTGGTGGCGAGTTTGGTGCCAACCTTGCAGAGGAGATGGATGACAGCGCGTTGGCATCTATTGCTGAAGACCTCGATGACATGATCACTGCCGACATCAACAGTCGCAAAGACTGGGCAGATACATTCGTCAAAGGCTTGGAAGTATTGGGCCTACGTTACGAGGAACGCACAGAGCCGTGGAGCGGGTCATGTGGGGTTTTCTCTACACTGCTTGCTGAAGCCGCAATTCGCTTTCAGTCCGAAGCAATCATGGAAACTTTCCCTGCCGCTGGCCCTGTAAAAACCGAGATCGTGGGTGCCATCGACAAGCTCAAAGAAGAAGCCGCCGAACGTGTCCGTGTGGACATGAATTACCAGATGACCGAGCGCATGGTGGAGTACCGCTCCGAGCACGAGCGCATGCTGTTCAACCTTGGTTTGGCAGGTGCTGCTTTCAAGAAGGTCTACTACGATCCGGGTCTGGGTCGCCAAGTGTCTATGTTCGTGCCAGCAGAGGATGTGATCATCCCTTACGGCGCATCCAACATCGAGACATCTGAGCGCGTCACTCACTTGATGCGTAAGACCAAGAACGATGTGCGCAAGTTGCAGGTAGCAGGTTTCTACCGTGATGTTGAGTTGGGCGATCCCGTCAATATCAGCACCGACATCGAGAAGAAAAAGGCCGAGGAGCAAGGCTTCTCAATCACGCAAGATGACGACCGTTATCAGTTTGCTGAAGTCCATGTTGACTACGACCTGCCGGGTTACGAAGACCCCGATGGCATCGCCCGTCCGTATGTGATCACGTATGAGCGTGGTACCAAAGAAGTTTTGGCAATTCGCCGTAACTGGAAGGAAGAAGATGAACTCCAACTCAAACGACAACACTTTGCACAGTACAACTACATTCCGGGCTTTGGTGTCTACGGTATGGGCCTCGTGCACATCATTGGTGGTTATGCACGCGCAGGTACTTCAATCATTCGCCAGCTTGTTGATGCTGGCACTCTGTCTAATCTTCCCGGTGGCTTAAAAACTCGCGGTGCACGTATCAAGGGTGACGACACCCCCATCGCTCCGGGCGAGTTCCGTGACGTAGATGTACCGAGCGGGGCGATCAAGGACAACATCATGTCCCTGCCGTACAAGGAGCCGTCACAGGTTCTGGCTGGGCTGTTGGAGAAGATCACCAACGAGGCTCGTCGCCTTGGCTCTATCGCCGACATGCAGGTGAGCGACATGAGCGCCAACGCGCCAGTGGGCACCACCCTTGCGCTGTTGGAGCGTCAACTCAAGACGATGGGTGCTGTGCAAGCCCGTGTGCACTACGCCATGCGCCAAGAGTTCAAACTCTTGAAAGAAATCATCCGCGACTACACCCCAGAGGAGTACAGCTACACGCCTGACTTCACGAAGGATCGTGAGATCAAGCAGTCTGATTACGACCAAGTGGACGTGATTCCTGTCAGCGACCCTAACTCCTCTACGATGGCCCAGCGCATCATGCAGTACCAAGCTGTGTTGCAGTTGGCAAGCCAAGCGCCGCAGATTTATGACCTACCTGTATTGCACCGTCAGATGATCGAGGTGTTGGGTGTGAAGAACGCCGACAAGCTCGTGCCTGTTGAAGATGACATGAAGCCCGTTGATCCAGTCACCGAGAACATGAGCGTGCTCAAAGGCAAGCCCGTCAAGGCGTTCATTTACCAAGATCATGATGCACACATCGCCACACATACATCATTCATGAAAGACCCGATGATCGCGCAGCAGATGGGCCAGAACCCACAAGCGCAGATGCTGTTTGCTGCACTGCAAGCGCATATTGCCGAGCACTTAGGCTTTGCCTACCGCCGCCAGATTGAGGAGCGCCTTGGCGTGTCTATGCCAGCACCTGATGCTGAGATGCCACCTGAGATGGAAGTGCAGTTGTCGCGCATGGTGGCTCAAGCCAGCCAGCAGTTGTTGGCGGTGCACCAAGGTCAAGCTGCCCAGCAGCAAGCCCAGCAAGCCGCACAAGACCCACTGGTGCAACTTCAGCAAGCCGAGATGCAACTCAAGGGTCAAGACGTGCAACGCAAGGCCGCAAAAGACGCGCAAGACGCCGACATTGCACGCGAAAAACTGCGTCTGGAGCAAGAGAAGATTCAGATCAGTAAAGACAAGATTGGTGTGGACGCGCACTTGCGCACCGCGCAGATCGAAGCCACGTTACGACAAAAAGAGGAGTAAGAGATGGATGAACGGGTTATGCAAGTGTTGCTGGGTAAGAACGAACAACGCCGTCAGGAGTTGTTGGAACACCTTGGTATGGGAAGTGCCAAGGATTACGCTGAGTACCGCGAAATCGTAGGAGTTTTGAGGGGTCTACTCCACGCTAGTCAAAACATTGAAGACCTCTTGGAGCGTGTAAAGGAGAGAGATGATGAGTGAGTTTTTAGCAGGGCAAGCGATTGACCTATCCAAAATTTTGAATAAACCCGCAGTGGAGAAGGCACGCCAACTGCCCAAACCCCAAGGCTACAAAATTTTGGTGACGTTGCCGCCTGTGGAAGAAGAAATTGGAGACACAGGTCTTATCAAACCTGCGCAGTCCATCCTCTACGAACAACTGTTGACGAATGTCTTGTTTGTCGTAGATTTGGGTGAGATGTGCTACTCAGATAAGGAACGCTTCCCAAGCGGCCCTTGGTGCAAAAAAGGTGACTTTATTATGTGTCGTGCCAACACTGGCACACGCTTCAAAATTCACGGCACTGAGTTCCGGTTGATCAATGATGACTCGGTGGAAGCGGTGGTCGAAGACCCTCGTGGCATCGAGCGCGTGAATTAAGGAGAAATCATGGCTGACTATGAAAAAGATGCTTTCAAGTTTCCTGACGAGAACATCGTTGGCAAGGACAAGGAGAAAGAGGAAGAAATTGAGATCGTGATCGAAGGCGAAGATGCCCCCGTCAAGGTCGAGATCAAGGATGACACTCGTCCCGAAGACAAAGGTCGTCGCCCGATGACCGAAGCTCCAGAGGAGGTCACCGAAGAAGAACTCATGAAGTACAAGGATGTCAAGCTACGTGATCGCTTGGCACATCTTAATAAGGGTTACCACGAGGAGCGTCGCGCCAAGGAGCGTGCTGAACGTGAACGTGAGGAAGCACTCACTATTGCCCAGCGTATCTTGCAAGAGAACGAGCAACTCAAAGGTAGCGCAGACAACAACCAAAAACTTCTTATTGAGCAAGCTAAGACGGTTGCCGCAAAGGAACTGGACGAAGCCAAGCGTAGATACAAGGCTGCATACGAGTCTGGTGACGGGGACGCAGTTACTGCCGCCCAAGAAGATTTAATGTCAGCCAAGCTCAAATCGGAACGAATTAACAATTTTCGTCCCAGAGCTTTACAACCGCAACAAAATGCGGTACAACAGGTACCTATGCCCCAAGTTCCTGCGAGTGGGGCACCCAACCGAGATGAAAAAGCGGAGAGGTGGATTGACCGTAACCGCTGGTTCAACAAGGATAGGGAAATGACTGGCTTCGCTCTCGCAGTGCACGAGAAGCTGGTCGAGGAGGAGGGGGTAGACCCCCGATCCGATTCGTATTACGAGCGTATTGACGCTCGGATGCGCGAGAAGTTCCCTGAGAATTTCAGGGATGGCAACGGTGGCAATGAAAAACCCACGCGTCGCTCGACAGTAGTTGCTCCTGCAACGCGCAGCACAGCGCCAAAGAAAATCGTGCTGACGCCAAGTGCGGTGAGCATTGCCAAGCGGCTCGGGATTCCACTTGAGCTTTACGCGAAGAAAGTCGCAGAAGGAATGAGGAACGAATGATGGCTGAGAACAAATTGACCCAACAAAATCGTGAAGATCGTGACCAAGGCTCCCGTGCAAGCACGGCGCGTCCTATGACTTGGACACCACCTACACTGCTCCCTGATCCCGCCCCTCAAGAAGGTTGGGAATTCCGTTGGATTCGTATTTCCACACAAGGCCAAAACGATCCCTCTAACCTTTCGTCGAAGCTCCGCGAAGGTTGGGAACCTGTACGTGCCGCCGATCACCCCGAGATTCAGCTTTTTGTTGACCCCGCAAGTCAATTCAAAGATAACGTCGTCGTGGGCGGTCTGATGCTCTGCAAGACCCCAACTGAAATGGTTGCACAGCGTGATGCTTGGTTCCGCAAACAAGCGGAGTCCCAGATGCAATCTGTTGACAACAACTTCTTGCGTGAAAGCGACCCTCGTATGCCGCTCTTTAATGAGCGTTCCACGAAGGTTACATTTGGCAAAGGTTTTTAATTCAGGAGTCCTTAAATGGCTTATCCCACAGTAGATAAGACGTACGGCTTTAAACCAGTCAACCGACTGGATGGCTTGCCTTACGCCGGAGCGATCCGTCAAATCCCTATTGCAGTAGGTTATGCCACTGCAATTCTCAACGGTGACACAGTGCAAACTGACTCCACTGGCTACCTCGTTGCCAAAACTGCTACCAACACTGGTGACAGCGTAGGCGTATTCGTTGGTTGTTCTTACATCAACTCCAGCGGTCAACCCGTGCAAGGTCAGTACTACCCCGCATCGCAATCGACTTCTACCGCATTGGCTTTTGGCTATGTTGTGGATGATCCGAACGCAGTGTTCAAGGTTGTAGCTACCAGTGGTCAGACTACCGTTCCTACGGCTTTCACCCGTGCAATCGTTGGCGCTAACGTGCCAATCTCGGTTACTACTGGTAACACTACCACAGGTGATTCGTACTACGGTATTGACGGCACTGCTGCCGCCACGACCAACACGTTGCCAGTTCGCGTCGTTGACGTTGTGCCTGATACTGCGACTGGCCCAGCCAACGCAAGTGCCACGACTTACTACGAGTTCTTGGTGAAGTTCAACCTGCACCAATACACTGACACCACTGGTGTTTAAGGAGTAATATAAATGGCTATTTCACGCGCACAACTGCTCAAGGAATTGCTCCCCGGTCTGAACGCTTTGTTCGGTATGGAGTATGAGCGATATGGTGAAGAACACAAAGAAATCTACGAAACCGAGACTTCTGAGCGTTCTTTTGAAGAAGAAACCAAGCTGTCTGGCTTCAGCGCCGCACCTGTTAAGAATGAAGGCTCTGCCATTCAGTACGACAACGCGCAGGAAGCATGGACTGCACGCTACACACACGAAACCATCGGCATGGGCTTCTCGGTTACCGAAGAAGCTATGGAAGATAACTTGTATGACTCTTTGTCTTCACGTTATACCAAGTCTTTGGCTCGTGCTATGGCGTACACCAAGCAGGTCAAAGGCGCTTACGTGCTGAACAATGCGTTCAACACCGCAGTGACTTACGGTGACGGCGTTACCTTGTGTAACACTGCCCACCCACTGATCTCTGGCGGCACTAACAGCAACCGTCCTACGACTGGCGCTGACCTGAACGAAACATCGTTGGAAAACGCTGTTATTCAGATCGCTGGTTGGACAGACGAACGTGGTCTGTTGATCGCTGCTCGTCCTAGAAAGTTGATTGTTCCTCCACAATTGATGTTCGTTGCAACTCGTCTCCTTGAGACTGAATTGCGTGTTGGCACAACCGACAACGACATCAACGCATTGAAGAACAATGGCTCGATTCCCGAAGGTTATCGCGTCAATCACTTCTTGACAGACACAAACGCATGGTTCTTGTGCACAGACGTGCCCAACGGTTTGAAGCACTTCGTCCGTACTCCGCTGTCTACCAGCATGGATGGCGACTTCGACACTGGCAACGTCCGCTACAAGGCCCGTGAGCGTTACAGCTTTGGTGTCTCTGACCCATTGGGTATCTTCGGATCGCCCGGTTCGTCCTAATCAGAAAGGGGGGAGTAATTTCCCCCCTTTTTGTTTGTTTTGGTGTATATTGACACCAACCGAGATTTTTCGGTGTATCAGACAGGCTCGGCTGACCTCATGCAGATTGATACACCCTAACGCATGTAAAGGAAATCCATCATGGGATTCGCAACTCACCTTGGCCCTTGGTTGTTGGGCACCACCAAAGACACCACGGGTACTACCGCTGCCACCACTCGTAACACTGGCTCGACCATCGTGTTGCAAAGCAAGGCAGTAACTTTTGCTGAAACTACCGCAACCAACTTGGCTGCATTGCCCGCTGGTTCGATGATCACGGCTGTTCAACTGTATGTTGACACCACTGCTTTTAACGGCACATCCCCCACTCTGACTATCAAAGTTGGCACTACCACGATTGGTACGATCACACCTACCAGCGGTACCGCTGGCCTGTACACCATGACTGCTACATCCACTGCCGCTAACTTGGCATTGATGAGCAACGTGGGCACAACCGATGTGTTTGTAACCTACGCAGTGAGCGGTACTACCGTGACGGCTGGTGCTGGTACTTTGGCAATTGCTTACACTGTCCGTGGCTCTGACGGAGTTGGCTACCCTACTGGTCAGCAAAACTAATTGATCTCGGGAGCCTTGGCTCCCTTTTCTAAAGGAGATTGATTATGGGTATGCAAACAGACGTTAAATCAGCACACTTAAGTGCGGCTGGTTCTCTCTACGCAGGTCGTACACGCCTGAAAGGAATCTCCGTAGCGCCCGTGGCTTCCACAGCGGCTACGTTTGAATTCCGTGACGGCGGCGCAACTGGCGCAATCTTGTGCCAGATTGACATCGCATCTCAGTCCAACCCGGTTCCATACTACCTCGCCATCCCCGGTGAAGGCATCATGTTTGCCTCATCGCTGTACTTGACGATCAGTGTGGGTTCCATCACTGGAATTACGGTGTTTCATGGCTGAAGTCAAACAAGCAACTCTCAGTGGTCGCAAGCTGTTCATTGGCATCCCTGCCTATGACGGCAAGCTCAACATTAAGACCGCATACGGTCTGGCACAACTGATGCCAGCCGCAATGCGTCTTGGTGTGTCTGTGACTCTTTCTGATATTTCAAATTGTTCTCTCATCACGCTGGCGCGTAATGCGCTCGTGCACGAGTTCCTGAAAACAGATTGCACAGAGTTGTTGTTTATTGACGCCGATGTGATCGTCACACCTGATGACATCTTGCGCCTGATGGCGCAGGGTGGCACACAAGACATTTCCGCTGGTGCGTATCCGCGCCGTGCGCGAGACAAAAAATATTTCACTGACCTGTACTTTGACGAGAACGAAGACTTTGAGTTTGTTGGTTCTCTCATGCGCGTCAAGCGCGTAGGTACAGGGTTCATGCTGATCCAACGTCACGTCATCGAGAAGATGATTGAGGCGCATCCTGAGTGGGCATACAAGAACGCCGATGGTGGCGTGCTCCATGCGCTGTTTGACTTCAGCATCGTGAACGAGCAGTACGTTGGTGAGGACTATTTGTTCTGCGACCGTGCTACTCAGCTTGGCTTTAAGGTCTACATTGATGTGGACATCAGCTTGCCGCACGTGGGCACTGAATCATTTACCCGCAACTTCCGCGAGGAAGTTGTAATGCCAATGTTGGAGAACATCCGACAGTCGCGTTTGAAAGTTGCAAATGGCTAAGAAAAAAGGCCCATCCCTTGCTGTTGGTCGTGGCGAAAAGCTACCTGTCTCCAAGGGGGCGGGTTTGACTGCCAAAGGCCGCGCCAAGTACAACGCTGCAACAGGCAGTAATTTAAAAGCTCCCCAGCCCCAAGGCGGCAAGCGCAAAGATTCATTCTGCGCACGCATGTCGGGTATGCCGGGGCCGATGAAAGACGAGAAGGGCAAGCCCACCCGTAAGGCGGCTGCTCTTGCAAGGTGGAAGTGTTGATATGGAAATGATGTTATGGAACGCAGCCCTGAGTGCAATCGTTGCAGTCATGGGGTTTTTGCTCAAGGGCAAATTTGACGAGTTGGACAGGCTCAGTATTTTGCTGAACCGCACTCGTGAAGAAGTTGCTCGTGATCACATTACCCGTGCTGAATTTCGCGCAGACATGCAACAGTTGCTTGACAGGTTTGACCGCATCGAGCGCAAGATTGACAATCTGAGAGGTAACTATGCCCAGCACGAGTAAGAAGCAACACAATTTCATGGCTGCGATTGCCCACTCGCCATCGTTCGCCAAGAAAGTAGGCGTCCCACAGTCCGTGGGAAAAGACTTTAACGAGGCCGATAAAGGCCGTAAATTTTCAAAAGGTGGTGATATGGCTACAAAGATGAACCCCGGCCTTATGGCAATGATGGCTAAGAAAAAAGCTGGCTCCGGCAAGATGGCTGCTTTCGAGAAGTCTGGTAAAGACGTTGAGAAAAAGGGCATGAAAGAAGGCTCTAAAGCTGACATGGCAATGGACAAGAAACAAATGATGGGCATGAAAAAAGGCGGCATGGCTAAGAAGATGGCTTCTGGCGGCTCCGCTTCTTCTCGCGCTGATGGCATTGCTCAGAAGGGCAAGACCAAAGGTAAGTTACTCAACAAAGGCGGCATGGCCTGCTAATAGGAGAACAATATGCCCATACCAATGATGCCCCCATCTGGCCCATCTTCCACACCTGCTGGTATGCGCGGCTATAAACCTCGCCGTCCCGGTATGACCTTGGATGATGTGGTCACTCCTGAAACCCGCATGAAACGCGCTGCAATGATGCAGGATGCTCGTGATCAGGCTATGCAACCCAAGCTGGATGCAGCCTACGAGGGCGCACGCACTACCCCTTATAAAAAGGGTGGCTCTGTAAGTTCCGCTTCTAAACGCGCTGATGGTTGTGCCGAACGTGGCAAGACCAAAGGCACGATGGTTATGTGCGGCGGTGGAATGGCGTACAAAAAATGAGAGCCAGTCGCGGCATGGGTGCCGTCAATCCTGACAAGATGCCCAAAGGCAGGAAAATCCTACGTAAGGACGCTCTTGAGCCTGTGGAAATCTTTAAGGAAGGCGGTTCTGTCAATGCTGCTGGCAACTACACCAAGCCCAGTCTGCGTAAGCGGATTGTGTCTCAGGTAAAAGCCGCAGCAACACAGGGTACTGGCGCAGGTCAGTGGTCTGCACGCAAAGCTCAGTTGGTTGCCAAGAAGTACAAGGCCGCTGGTGGCGGGTACAAGGACTGACATGAAGTCACCGCAACAATCCCTGAAAGACTGGGGCGACCAGAAGTGGCGCACCAAGTCTGGCAAACCGTCTTCAAAGACGGGGGAGCGGTATTTGCCTGAAAAGGCTATCAAGGCTTTGTCTCCTGCTGAGTATGCCGCTACAACCCGCGCCAAACGTGCGGGTAAGGCGCAAGGTAAACAGTTTGTGGCACAGCCCAAAAGCGTAGCCAAGAAAACAGCGGGGTATCGCTAAATGACGACCACAGGCGTAGCTGATTTTGACATGAACTTCACGGAAGTCGCTGAAGAAGCGTACGAACGTGCTGGGCGTGAGATGCGCACGGGCTATGACCTACGGACAGCGCGTCGATCCATGAACTTGCTCACGATTGAGTGGGCGAACCGTGGCCTGAACATGTGGACAATTGAGCCGGGGACATTGAACCTTGTGCAAGGTCAGTTCTCATACCCCATTCCGGTAGATACGATTGATTTGTTGGAGCACCAGATTCGCACACAAGCGAACAGCGTATCGAATCAGGCCGATCTCACTATCACACGTATCAGTGTGTCTACCTACGCGACAATCCCAAACAAGTTAACTCAAGCCAGACCAATTCAGGTCATGGTGCAACGTCTGTCTGGGCAAGAGTCTCTCACCACCACGTTGGCAACAACGATTACTGCAACAGACACAACTATTGTGTTGACCGATGCCACAGGTCTTCCTGCATTTGGGTTCATCAAGATTGACAGCGAGTACATCAACTACTCCTACATCACTGGCAATACGCTGTACAACTGTTTCCGCGCACAAAACAATTCGACTGCTGCGGCGCACACTGCCGCCGCCAATGTGTATTGGGCTGAACTTCCTGCTGTGACTGTATGGCCTGTGCCCGATCAAGGCACGGTGTCAACCCCCTACTATCAGATGTCGTACTTCCGCATGCGCCGAGTACAGAACGCTGGCTCGGGTGTGCAAACACCAGACATGAACTTCCGCTTCTTGCCTTGCCTTGTGGCAGGTCTGGCGTACTACATTGCAATGAAGATTCCTGAAGGTGGCCCTCGCCTTGAGATGCTCCAAGCCGTTTACGAGCAACAGTTTGCTCTTGCCGCTGGAGAAGACCGCGAGAAAGCGCCTGATCGGTTTGTGCCACGTCAATATTTTATTGGTGGCTGATCATGGCAAATAGGTTTGCATCAGGTAAGAAAGCGATTGCCGAGTGTGATCGCTGTGGCTTTCGTTTTAAGCTCAAAGACCTGAAGAAGCTGATCATCAAAACCAAACAGGTTTCCATCAAAGTGTGTTCCCAATGCTGGGAACCTGATCAGCCGCAATTGCAGTTGGGTATGTACCCAGTGGATGACCCGCAAGCGTTGCGTGAACCACGTCCTGATTTGAGTTATACGCAGTCGGGGTACACCGGACTGCAATTGCTTCCCGATTCTGGCACCAACAAAGATGGTGATGGGGTACCGGGTGAAGGTAGCCGTGTGTTCCAGTGGGGGTGGAACCCTGTTGGTGGTTCGCGGTTAAATGATGATGGTCTGACGCCAAACTACTTGGTATCAGTGTCACAAATTGGTACAGTAACGATTGTCACGACATAAGGAGTCTATGATGGCTAAAGAAAGTATGAAAAGTGATTTGGCTCAAGATAAAGCCATGATCAAAAAAGCGTTCAAGCAGCATGATGCGCAAGAACACAAGGGCGGTAAAGGCACTTCTTTGAAATTGAAGAAAGGTGGCCCTACGTCTATGGATCGCAAAAAATTTGGTCGCAATCTTTCTCGCGCCAAAAATCAGTCTGGAGGCTAATCATGGCTACATTCAGCAAAAAGATGGGTGGCAAAGAAGTTGGTGACGCCAGCGTTTATGCCGTACCACACACAATGACTGGCAAGGTTGTAAAAGCCTCGTCTAATCCCGGCTCTGGCCCCAACCGTAGCAAAGCAGATACTGTGGATATGGGTGTGGGTAGCATTAGCAAATCTGCTGGTGAAAAGCCAGCTAAGACCAGTGGTATCAAGATTCGCGGTACAGGTGCAGCTACCAAAGGTTTAATGGCCCGAGGCCCAATGGCGTGAGGTTGATATGACGTATACCGAACTCGTTACGTTTGTGGCAGACATCTGTGAGAACACGTTTCCCACAGTTGACATGGACATGTTCATCAAGCAAGCAGAGCAGAAGATTTACAACACTGTTCAGATTGCAAACTTGCGCAAGAACGTGACTGGGTTGACGACTGCCAACAACAAGTACTTGTCTGCCCCTAACGATTTCTTGTCGGTCTACTCCATTGCAATCTACCCATTGACAGGCCCAAACGCCAACGAGTACACCTACTTGCTCACCAAGGACGTGAACTTCATTCGTGAGGCGTACCCCAAGGCTACTGACACGGGGCAACCCGCGCATTACGCCATCTTTGGCCCCAACTCTGCACTGCCCAACGAACTCACGTTCATCCTTGGCCCAACGCCAGATGTGCAGTACGGCACTGAGCTTCATTACTACTATTACCCCGAGTCCATCGTTACTGCCCAAACAACTTGGCTGGGGGACAATTTCGACTCCGCGCTCCTCAACGGTACGTTGATTGAGGCGATTCGTTATATGAAGGGTGAGGCCGACATGATCGCGCTGTATCAGAGCATGTATGACCGCGCAATGATCCAGTTGAAACAGTTGGGTGATGGCAAACAACGTCAAGACGCTTACCGTGATGGTCAAGCTCGGGTACAGGTGGTCTGATGTCTATTCAACAAACGCTCACCACCAGCTTCAAGCAACAGATTTTGCTGGCACAGCAAGACCTCTCTACGGACACGCTCAAGCTGGCGCTGTACACGGGTCTAGCTACGCTTGGCCCTAGCACCACCGTGTATGACACTTCGTATGAAGTTGTTGGTACGGGTTACACAGCAGGTGGGAACATCCTCACAGGTGTGACGATCAGCACGTCTGCCAACGGTATCGTGTACGTGGACTTCGCCAACTCCGTCTGGAACCCAGCGGCGTTCACGTGTCGTGGCGCGTTGATTTATAACTTCAGCAAGGGCAACAAGTCTGTTGCTGTGTTGGACTTTGGGTCAGATAAAACTTGCCAAACCTCGTTCACAGTGCAAATGCCTGAGAACACATCCACATCTGCGCTGTTGCGCTTTAATTAAGGAGTCAACCATGTTGAACGACAAAGCATCCTCTCAAGACACCATTGGTGCAATGCTGACCCGCGCTGCAAGTGCCGATGGTCATGCCAAAGCTGGCGGTGTATTTACAATCGAGTGTCATGACTCTGAGGGTAACCTCAAGTGGTCTGAAGCACTGCACAACCTTGTGGTGAACGTAGGTCTGCAAGACATGAACAGCAAGTACTTCTCTGGCAGTTCTTACACTGCCACTTGGTATATCGGCTTGTACGGTGCCGCCGCAAGTAACAACCCTGCCGCATCTGACACCATGTCTTCACACGCTGGTTGGACTGAGATCGTCCCTTACAGCAACGCCACGCGCCCTGCTTGCACGTTTGGTACAGCAACGACCGCTGATCCTTCTGTGATCACCAACTCGGCTTCTCCTGCGGCGTTCACCATCAACGCAACTGCCACCGTTGGCGGCGCGTTCTTGACCAGCAACAACACCAAGAGTGGCACGACAGGTATCCTGTTCTCCGCTTCTGACTTCGCCGCCCCCGGTGACCGTGTGGTTGCCTCTGGTGATACATTGAACGTGACATACACGTTCAGCCTCGACGCCGCATAAGGAGAGACACATGGCTACTACTTTCAAAAAAGGTGAAGTTGTAAAACTCTCCGCTGTTGTGCCACAAGGCCCAGTCATCGCCCTGCGCATGGATGAAAACGGTGTCGTTCAATATCTGGTGGAGTGGGAAGATGCTACGGGTGTAGAGCATCAACGCTGGTTCGACGAAGATCAATTGACCGGAGCCTGATATGGCTGAAGGCGGCTGGGGTTCTGGCACTTGGGGTGAAGCTGGATGGGGTATGTCGGTTTACTACCGCGACACCTCGGACACAGCCACGGCCTCAGAATCAGAAGTAGTCGCTGGAAGCACATTGAGTGGCGCGGTCAACGAGACTGCCGAAGGCATAGATTTTGTAGCACCGTTCCATAACTTCTTCTCAGGTGTTGAGGATGGTGCGTCAGTCAGTGATGCCGCATCGGTAGCACCGAGCACACTGAATGTGTCTATGAGCGAGACAGCTACGATGTCTGACGCCAACTCAGCGCAACAAGTGTTTGCGTGTGCCGTTACAGCGGGGGGGCGCATGGACACGGTATTTTCCGCACAACAAGCCTTCGCCACTTCAGTTTCTGAAACTGCAACGGCTTCAGAGGCGCTTGACGCCAACTTTGCGTATTTTGCAAGCGTCAGTGAAACTGCCACCGCTTCAGAAACCAATTCTGCCCAGCATGTAATGCCTGTAAGTGTGAGCGAAAGCGCCGTAGGATCAGAAACGGCGTCCGCTGCCCACACCCTTGAAACCTCAGTTTCTGAATCTGCCGTGGCTTCGGAGATAGATGTAGTCTCGGCCTCAATCTTCTACGCATACTTAACAGAAAATGCCACGATTGCAGACGCTCTTACCGCCCGGTTCCTTTGGGAACCAATTGATGACAACCAAGACGCAAACTGGCAAAATATCAATGATGCGCAAACCCAAAGTTGGACTCCTGTCCAGACAGTCTAATAAGGAAAACACATGACGACAGCATATACCTCCCTCCTTGGTCTGGCCCTCCCAGTCACGGGTGAACTGTCTGGTACTTGGGGTGACACGGTAAACACCGCCATCACCTCACTGCTGGACACCGCCATTGCAGGTACGACCAGCATCACAACCGATGCGGACATCACCCTGTCTACCACCACGGGTGCATCCAATCAAGCCCGACAAGCAATCATTCTCTGGAACCCTGCCTCGGGTACTGTGACCCGCAACATCACTGCTCCTGCGCAGTCCAAGATGTATGTGGTGATCAACGCTTCTGGTGGCACTCAGTCTATTGTGATTCGTGGTGTTGGCCCAACCACAGGCGTGACGATTGCCAAAGGTGAATCTGCAACAGTGGCATGGAACGGTTCTGACTTTGTGAAGGTCAGTTCCAGTGGCGGTGCGTTAACGCTCACTGACCTCACTGTCACGGGTAATACCATCCTTGGTGACGCCGCCGCCGATACGCTGACTGTCAACGCGACCAGCACGTTTGCTTCTCCTGTGAGTTTTCAAAACTTGGTAAGACTGCCCTCCACAGGCCGCTCTGCCGCCGCCGCGCTGACTGTCACTGCACCTGCGTTCTTGTATGGTGTGGCTTCTACGTACACCGACACTACCTCGTCAGGCACTATTGCGGCGATGGCTCCGTTTTACAGCCTCTCTGCGCCTACGCTGTCCACAAGTAATGTGACCACGTACAGTTTTGCTTCTACGCTGTATGTGGCTGGTGCCCCTGCCGCAGGTGGTAGCGCAACGATCACCAATCCATACGCTCTGTACGTAAATTCTGGCGCAAATTATTTTGCGGGAGCAACTTCGTTTGGTAGCACATTGGCTATTACTGGTGCGGTAACCCTCTCAGGCGGCACAGCGAACGGCGTGCTGTATTTGAACGGAAGTAAGGTTGCCACAAGTGGCACTGCGCTGGTGTTTGATGGTAATAACTTGGGCGTGGCGGTTACTCCTAGTGCTTGGAACTCAACAACAGCTAGAGCAATTCAAGTTGGTAATGTTTCTTCATTGAGTAATTACAACAACGGTATTGCGACAAGCACAGCCGCAATTCTTTCTCAAAACTCTTATTACCCTACTGACGGCTCACCAGAGCAGTATTTGATAAGTGGGACAGGCGCAAATAAATTTGTGATGGTAAACGGTGAGGCTAGGTGGTATACCGCTGGCTCAGGCACAGCGGGGAATAACATTACCTTTACTCAGCCAATGACGCTTAACGCCAGCGGCCTATTTGGTCTTGGTAGTGCATCACCCACATCAAGACTGTACGTTGTTTCGTCAAATTTGCCCGCTAATGGTGGTTTTGTAGCAAACTTTTCCACAGATTCTGCCGATACCGCACGAATGGGTATTTATGTGTACGGCTCAACTTACAGCGGTGGGAGCAACTTTAGCCTTGGTGCAAACAGTATGAACATCCAAGCCCCAGCGGGACTTGGTATTGTTTCTGGGGGTACAAGCCCAATCGTATTTGGAACAGACTCCACAACGGAGTGGGCGCGATTCACAACCCCGGGTAACTTTGGCTTAGGCTGTACTCCAACCAATTATGCTGGCTACAACACAATTGCAATTGGCCCCGGATCAAGTATAGGTGGAATTCTTCAGTTCCAAAACACATCAGGGGGTGATGGCGCACATATTCGTTTGAATAGAACGGGTTCTACTGTTAGTTCACTGACCATTGAAACTCGGTATGGAACAAGTGCCCCTATCTATTTTGGTACTAATGGCACTACAAAAATGGTGCTTCAAAACAGCGGCACGTTGTCAATTGGAAATACCATTGATTACGGCGGCATTATGTTGACGGCACCCGCTGGCTCTTGGAATGAAGGGATTATTATAAATCCGGCGTCATCTGGATATTCAGGCCTATACCTGCGTGTTGAAGCTGCACAAGGTGCATCCTACACTGGTACTTGGGCGCTTGGCAAAAATGCTTCCAGCACTACTGGCGGCGAGTCGGTTTCGATTACAAAAGAAAATCTGTCAGGCGGCACAAACTACCGTACGGATGCGGCGATAACTTGGTCAACAGGTGGCAATACGCTTATTGGTTTCAACTTAGGTGTTGGAGTAACAGCGCCTACCGCAAAACTTCAAGTGGCTGGTACTGCTACCAATGGCACGCCGTTTATTAAATATGATGTAACGTCTGCCAACTCAAGTTTTAATTGGGTGGACACCTCGTTTGCCTCTAACATGACTGCTAACACCAATTTAATTACTTTTATTGGTCGAGAAGGCAATCTTAGAAATTCTGCATATTTTGGCTTCAAATATGTAGGAGCCGCTTCTAATTCAAACTTGGTTACTTTGGGGCTTTATGGCGTTGACAACATTTTAAATGTCAATGGTACTGGCAATGTTTCTTTGTATGGCGCAACCACCACTGCTGACGGGGTTGGTATCACATTCCCAGCAAGTCAATCACCATCCAGCGATGCAAACTGCTTAGATGATTATGAGGAAGGTACTTGGACTCCAGCGGTGCGGGGTTCATCAACTGACCCGACAGTTGGATATGCGTATATAAGTGCCAGGTATGTAAAAATTGGGTCGTATGTTTGGGTGCAGTATGGTCTTAAAGTAAGCAGTGTTTCTGGCGGAAGTGGTGAAATTTACGTTTCAGGTTTGCCATTTACATCGTCTTATCGCGGGGCATATCAAGAGTTTGCTAGTGCTATGCAAAGTGGCGAATGGTCTAATTCAGCGTATGCTGGGCAGGTTTATCACTTCGTTCAAAATTCATCAACTTCTATGGGCGTAAGGTATCAAAACAATGCGGACACCAACGTACCTACTTCTGCTCTAACTGCCGCTACTTATATAAACTGTGAAATTTTCTATCAGGTTGCTTAAAAAAGGAAACGCCATGTCAATCACCAAAACTACCAATGTTGATCAAATCACCGTTACCGAAAACGGCATTGTTCTCTATCGTGAAGCAACACGCATCATGGAAGATGGCAATGAATTGAGCAAAACTTTTCACCGTTCAAGCCTCACGCCGGGCCAAGACCTGACTGGCATCCCCGCCAATGTTGCGGCAATTTGCAATGCGGCTTGGACTCCAGAAGTTATCGCCGCACATCAAGCACAAGTGGCGGCAATGTTTCAACGCCAAGGTACATCAGCATGACAGCAACTATTACTTGGATTATCGAATGGATGCAGTGCAAACCCACTGAGGGTTCCTACACTGATGTTGTCGTCAGTGCTGGTTGGCGCTGTAATGGTGTTCAAGACACATACAACGCAACGTGTTACGGCACGGCATCATTCCCGATGCCTGAAGGTTCATTCACCCCTTACCCTGACCTGACTCAAGAACAAGTTTTGGGTTGGTGCTGGGCAAACGGTGTTGACCAAATGGGTGTGGAAGCCAACGTGCAGTCGCAGATTGACAATCAAATTAACCCACCAATTGTCACACCGCCTTTGCCTTGGGTGCCACAACCTGTTCCTCCTGCGGCATAATGTTTTTGGGGTAAGCCGCTGCCCCATCACAGCGGTATTGGAGAATGAAAATGAACGACCAAAAAATTGCACTGACCCTCCCTCTGTTGAACGCTGTTCTTCAGTACTTGGGTACTAAGCCTTACCAAGAGACTGCACAGTTGATCCAAGCGATCCAAGAGCAAGCCATCCCCCAGATGCCTATGCCCGAGGCCGCACAACCCGCCTCTACTGCGGAGTAAGACATGAATTGGTCAGACGCACTCAAAGCAGTCATTCCCATCGTTGTCATGTCTCTGGCATGGCTCCTTGGGCAAGTGAATTCGTTTTCTGAACGTCTGACCAAGATTGAAGGGCAGATGCCCGCCTTGATTACCAAGGAGGGTGTCCCCACTGATAGTCCTATTAGCGCCGAGCGTCGCGCCATCCTAAAAGAAGGTTTGATGCAACACATCAACGAACTTCAAGTCAAAGTCAGACTGCTTGAAGAACGCGAAAAATTGGGAAAAAAACCATGATCCCAGCACTCCTTGCACCGCTACTCTCGCAGGGTCTTTCCCTCATCTCAAATGCTGTCTTGGCAAAAGGCAAAGATTGGGTTGAGGAAAAGACAGGCATCAAGATCGACCAGCCGCTGTCGGCTGAAGACACCGTGAAACTCAAACAGTATGAGTTGGATCACGAAGAAGAACTCTTGCGCTTGCGTATCGAGGAGAAGAAGCTCGGCATTGAGGAACTCCAAGCCTTTGCCGCTGCCGCGCAGAATGAAGACAACAACGTCTCAGATCGCTGGAAATCAGACATGTCATCTGATTCTTGGCTGTCTAAAAACATTCGCCCCATGAGTTTGATTGCCATCTTTGTGGGGTACTTCTTGTTCTCCATGATGTCAGCCTTTGGCTACAATGCCAACGAGTCCTACGTATCGTTGCTGGGTCAGTGGGGTATGCTGATCATGGGCGCATACTTTGGTGGTCGCACCATCGAGAAACTCGCTGAAATGAAAAGGGGAAACAAATGAGCCTTGTTGCCGAACAAGCTGCTTTTCTCCTTGATATGTGCAAGCTGATTCAGTTTGCAACCGAGCAAGGCTTTACCCTCACCGCAGGAGAGTTGTACCGTACTCCCGAACAGCAAGAAATCTACATGAAGACTGGGCGTAGCCAGACGATGAACTCGTTGCACTTGGTACGCTTGGCAGTGGACTTCAACATCTTTAAGAACGGCAAACTCGTTGGCGACAAGGCCACACTTGCCCCTCTGGGTGCCTATTGGGAAACGCTCAACCCCCTGAACTCGTGGGGCGGGAACGGTAAGAAGCTCGTGGACTGTCCACACTTCAGCCGAGGCCAAGGCAAACCGGAGTGGGTAAGGGTGACCTGATATGCCATTAAAAAAGATAACCCTAAAGTCTGGCGTTAACCGCGAGAACACCCGATACACCAACGAGAACGGTTGGTACGAATCGGACAAGGTACGGTTTCGCCAAGGCACGCCTGAGAAGATCGGCGGCTGGGTGCGAGTATCTGCCAACACGTTTTTGGGCACCTGCCGCTCCTTGTGGGCATGGGTGACTTTGGGTTCTGAGAAGCTCCTTGGTGTTGGCACTAACCTCAAGTTCTACGTCTCAAGTGGCGGCGCATATTTTGATTCCACCCCCTATGCAAGCGTACACGCGCTAGGGTCTAACCCTTTTACAACTGCCACTTCAACCAACCAAACAATTGGTGGTGTGGCATACACCACCGTAACCGTCACAGATGCAACAACTGGTTACCGCGCAGGTGACTATGTTGACTTCTACAATGCGCCCACAGTTCGTGGTGTTGTGCTTACGGGCAGTTTTCTAATCGTCACTGCTACGGTAGGTAGCTACACAATCCTCGTGCCCGGTACAGCCGCATCTTCAGGCACAGGTGGAGGCACAGGTGTGTATGCTTTCTACGAGATTAACACTGGCCCCGAGTATGCTGTTCCGTTAACAGGTTGGGGCGCTGGTACTTGGGGTTCTGGTACTTGGGGTATTGGTATAACGGGCACTGACCCCGTGCGTCTATGGAGTCAATACAACTTTGGTGAAGACCTGATTTTTGGCCCTCGTGGGGGCGGTATTTACTATTGGGATGCTTCAACAGGCTATCGAGCAACTACTTTTACAGTTACGATTGCCAGCCCTGCGGTGGTGACATTTACGGTTACGTTACCCAATAACACCGCTGTTCAACTATTGACCACAGGCGCATTGCCGACTGGTCTGGTTCCCGGCACAACATATTATGTGATCAATGCCAGCGGCACTACATGTAACCTCTCGGCAACTGCTGGGGGCGCAGCTATCAACACGTCAGGTACTCAGTCTGGCACCCACTATTTATCGGTTCGCGGCATCAACGCAGCAAACCTTGCGTATGCCTCTGACGTTCCGACTCAACAGAACTACATCATCGTCTCGGACATCAACCGATTTGTGTTTGCGTTGGGTTGCACTGAGTACGGTTCCTCAACATTTAACCCCATGCTGGTTCGCTGGGCTGACCAAGAGTCTGTAACGGACTGGACGCCGAGCGCCACAAACCAAGCGGGGTTCTTGCAACTCTCGCATGGATCACAGATTGTGACCGCCATTCAGTCTCGCCAAGAACTTTTGGTGTGGACAGACTCGTCTTTGTATTCGATGCAGTATGTGGGTGCGCCTGTGGTTTGGAAGGCTGATATCGTTGGTGACAACATCTCAATCGCTGGCGAGAACGCTGTGGCGTACGCCAACGGTATCTCTTACTGGATGGGCGTAGACAAGTTTTACAAGTACGACGGTCGCACCCAGTCTATGCGTTGTGACTTACGCCAATACATCTTTTCGGACATCAACAACGCGCAGTTTGACCAAGTGTGTGCTGGCACAAATGAAGGCTTCAATGAAGTCTGGTGGTTCTACTGCTCGTTGAACTCCAATCAAGTTGACCGCTATGTGATCTACAACTATGCCGAAGACATCTGGTACTACGGCAACTTGGCACGCACTGCATGGTTAGACACAGGGGTGCTGGACAACCCAATTGGTGCAACTTATCTCAACAATATTGTGACCCATGAAGTTGGTTATGACGATAACTCATCAGGTACGACTGCGCCGATTGAAGCATCAATCACGTCTGCTGAATTTGACATTGACGATGGTGACAAGTTCATGTTTATCTATCGCGTGTTGCCTGACGTGACATTCCGCAATTCGACCGCCACAAGCCCTGCGATCACCATGACCCTGTATCCGTTGCAGAACTCGGGTTCTGGTTATAACGATCCACTCTCTGTGGGTGGCTCTGCCTACGCTGGCATTACACGCACTGCTCAAGTTCCTGTTGAGGAATTTACTGGACAGGTGTTTGTACGTGTACGCGGTCGTCAGTTGGCCTACAAGGTATCGTCAGATGCGTTGGGTGTTGCATGGCAACTTGGCTCTCCTCGCCTTGACATTCGTGCCGATGGTCGCAGAGGTAACTCATGAGCGTTAATTTACTCAACCAAGTAGCGCCACCAGCACTTCCGTTGGCGCGAGAAGATTACGACCGCGCATATCAAGATCAGTTAAACAACGTCTTGCGGCTGTACTTCACAAAATTAAATGCCGCAGTCAATCAATTGCAAGCGCCACCTGTGTACCTCGTAGCAGACTTGCCCAGCGCGGCTGATGCGGGGATAGGGGCAAGATCATTCGTAACTAATGCAAGTGGCCCTACGTTTGGGTCTACGGTTGTCGGTGGTGGCACTGTCAAAGTGCCCGTCTATTCCGATGGTACAAATTGGAAAGTAGGTTGATATGGCAGAACAAGAACAAGTTATGGACAAGCAAGAGCAAGAGCAGATCGTGCAGATTGCGCTGAACTACTTTAAAGAAGAAACAGGTTCGGATAAAAAAGCGCAAGAGATGCTTGGCAAACTTGCCACCACTGTAAAAGATGAAGGGGCCAAACTTGTGCACCTCGGAAACGTGTTGTTCCTTATCATGGTTCGCGGTAAAGGTATTGTTGAGATTCACACAATCGGTAAAGAAGCACAACCACGTATGTTGGCTGATGATTTTAAAAAACTTGCGGATTATCTAAAGAAGATTGGAGTCAAGACTGCTTACACCTACACACCAGATAACAGGTATGGACGCCTTGCTCAACTGACGGGTCTTCCTGTAAAAACGCTCAAAATTGATGTCAAAGGCAAGCCGATGACTGCATACGTGATGGAGTTCTAATATGCCAGCAGCAGCCGTATTTATTGGGGCCATAATAGTTGAAACGGGAGTTGCCGCCGCTATCGGTACTGCCGTTGTTGGGGCGCTTACAACCGCCACTGTTTCAACTGCCGTTGCTACCGCAATTGGTTCAGGAGTTGTTTCCGCAGGGCTATCACTTGCACAAGGTGCGTCAGTATCAGATGCACTTAAAGGGGCGGTAATTGGGGGTGTCACTTCTTTTGTAGGTGCTTCTGTTGCGTCCTCTGTTTCTTCATCAATTGCAAGCGCCGCTACCGATGCAGGATTTACTTCAATTGCAGGAAGCATTGGTAAAGTTGCTGGCGCTATGGCTGGTGGTGGTACTCAAGCCGCACTTGGGTCAGCACTTACTGGTAAAGGCGATCCAATCAAAGCATTGATTACTGGTGGTTTGACCGCTGGCTTGACCGCTGGCGCGATGGCAGGAGTTAATGAGGTTACCTCAAGAATCCCCGGCTTCAACGACCTTGCAAAAGACTATGGCGCGGCGGGTGCCGCTACACAACGTGCTGTAAACGCAGGTTTAGCCGCTGGTGTTTTAGGCAAAGACACCGACAAGGCGGTCGTTAATTCTGTACTGAGCAGCATGCTGGGCGCGGGTAAAGATTACCTAAAAGATGGACTTAAAGACGTTAGCTCGACATTGCAAACGGCTTACAACAACGCTACCCAAACAGGTAAGGCGTTGGACGATAACGGCAAACGGCAAAATGAAATTGTCCAAGAGTACACGACAACTGCGGATGACATCAATAAAAAGCGTGAAGTAATTCAAGCCAACCTTGACAAATACAACGAATTAAAAGCGGGGTATGACAGAGGGGAAGTTGCGGTAGAGGAAGTCAACAAATACGCTAACCTTGTTAACGATGCAATTCCCGGTTATGAAGATGCGCGTGCTACCGCTGAAACAAAACTAGCTACCCTATCTACTGAGTTAGATGGGTTAAAAACTCAGCTTCCCACACTTGAGAAGACATTGCTTGCGCAAAAAGCAACGCTGGATACTTCGATTGCAGACTTCCAAAAGCAAGAAGAAGCTAACGCACAGCAAGTTGCCAAAGTGTTTAACGACACCGTAGCCGCCAAAACCAGCGTTGAGCAAGCCCTCGGCATCCCCCTTGATCAGACACAGCTTGATGCACTTGTCAAAACAGGTGACGTAGCTACTGCCGCCAAAGATTACATTGACCTCAAGACAACTGACTTAGAGGAGGCGCAAGCCGCCGCCCTCAAAGAGGGCTACCGTTTTGATCCAAACGATCCTGAACTCGCCAAGCAGTTCCTCGGTGTCAAGGATGAGAAAGAAACGCTGGCTGCATTACAAGCATTTGCTGACGCACGTGCTACTACGGTGCAAGAAGCCACTGATCTGTACAAGCAAACGTATGCTGACATCTACGGTACTGATGCCCCAATCCCTGATCCTACTTCGGAAGACTTGTTGGCGTTTATGCCAGCAGTACCCGTTGATGTATCCAGTATCCCCGCTAACTATCAGAACGTAGCCGAGGATGTTGTTAAAGGGCGTATTCAAGATCAGTTCTCTCAAAACCTTGGGTTTGACAATTACGCCGACCGCACCGAAGCACAGACCGCACTGGGCGAAACCCGCCCTGAAGCAGATTCTTGGAATCAATTTAAGAGTACCTCTGGGGTTGTTGGGGTAGAAGGTTCTGACATTACCCCAACTCAATTTGCACAAAACAGTGGTCAGGCTACTGCGCTCAAACAGCAAGCTGATGCCAATGATTTGACCCAAGAAACTGCCGATCAACAAGTTGCTACAAACGAGCAAACGGCTGATCAGTTTGGGTTTGACACTTTGGGGCAAACCGCCGCGATACCTACTAACCAAGTTGCCGCCACTGACCCGTTTGCGTTTGACCCCAATGTTGATATGGTTGGCCCACCAACTCCGGCTGACTTAGGTGTCGATACTGCAAGCATTGCAGACACTACTTCGGACATCACGGATGCTCAAACCAGCCCCGTCACCAACCCTACGATTGCCACGACTGATCTCCCTCAATTGGAGGGCACTCAGCTTTCTACTGCACCGAATGACCTGATGGCGGCTGATCTGGGTGTTGCCAACGCACCCGTAGATACCTCGGGGGTGTCCGAATTGCTGAACTATGGCAAGGATCAAGGAGTACAGACTGCCTCCTACCAGCCATCCAACATCATGTCGGACTCTGAAAATGTGGGTGATATTGGACTGCGTAGCCTTATAACGAGTCAACAGGGTGGCACGTCGGGTACTGCCGATGACACTGGAATTGCCTCGTTGACTGACAGAAACCTGACTGAGACGACTAAACCTGATCTTGAGGCTACGACAAAAGGTACCGCAACTTACAGCGCATTGACAGATGCTGACCCAACCAAGACAATTGGTACTAGCATTTTGGATGATAGACCCGATGATATTCATGGGGGTATACAGACAGGTGGGTTGTACTCTGGCGCAGAAAATGAGTTAGGTGCATCCGATACGCTCACTGCAAAGTATTTTAACGAGCCTAATAAAGAGGCAAAGGCGGCTGAAGATGTTGGACTCACACGAGGTCTTGGTACAGGCAACGATACATACACGTATGCCGAGCCACGCCCGACTGATCAGATTCTTCGGGATACAGGCACTAGCGCGGATGCTGACAAGTTGGATCAGTTCTTGTCTCCACTACGCACAGATAAAACCACGTTGCCAGTCAGTAATGAACCTGCACGCGCAACACAAACTAACTTGGGGAACACTATGGACGACGAAGAATTGAGTATTGAAGACTTGATTAACCGTGATCGGGGGAACGTGCAGAACAACGGGGCGAACAGCGGTTTCAGCATTGAAGACCTGATTAACCGCGATAAAGGGAACGTCCAGAATAATGGAGAAATACCCCTTGATCAAATGAGTGTTGAAGACCTGATCAATCGTGATCGTAACAACGTCCAGAATAATGGTGGCGTACCAGCCAATGCTGGTGTTGAAGACTTGATCGAGCGTGATAAGAACAACATTCAAAACAACGGCGCTGCTTCTGGCGATGGCTTTACTAGCGGTTGGCAGACAGTTGGTACCAACCGTGTGTTTATCCATGATGATGGTACTGCCTCAGTTCTTGACCCCACCACAGGTGAGTCGTCTTACTTAACCGTAGAGCAGGTTAATGCGTTAATTAAAAACGGTATGCTTAACTCTGCGCAGTCTGGCTACGTTGCAGCAACTGGCGGTACAGGTAACACTCCCGGCGGCTCTGCCCCTGCGGGTACAAATAAGACCACAGGTGCAAACAGCACTACCGATAAACTTGCAAATGCACTTACCACTGCTTTGACAAACCCCAAGGCGCTTGCGGCAATTGCTGGTGGAGCACTTGGTGCAGCTTCTGCGCCAAAAGGTATGACCCCAATGGGGTTGCGTTCAATCGCCGCAGGTACAGGTGGGCAGCGGGTTCAGACTGGCGCTCAAGGCACTCGCGGTAAGGGCACTGTAAACTACTTTGAAAAGAAAGCCACTGGTGGTTCAATCAAAGGTGGTCTTGGTTATCTCAAGTCTGCCCATGATGGTATGGAAGATAAAATTGATGCGACCATTGACAACAAACGTCCTGCCAAGTTAAGTGGTGGTGAGTTTGTAATTCCCGCCGATGTGGTTTCGCACCTCGGTAACGGCAACTCTGAAGCGGGTGCCAAACAACTGTACGCTTTGATGGAACGTGTTCGCAAGGCACGTACTGGTACTGCTGACCAAGGTAAGCAGATCAATCCTAAAAAGTACTTACCCCGTTAAGGAGCTATCATGACAGGTATTGCAACCGGAACAGTCGAATCGACGGTATCAGACTGGGCAGCGCCCGTCGTAGGTGGCTTAGTCAGTGCGGCGGTTGATACTGCTGGAGAGAACTATCAAGGATATGGTGGACAGAAAGTCGCAGATGCGTCTGATTTACAGACCAATGCCTTTACAGGTATTAACTCGCTGGCTATCCCAAGCTCGGTAACCAACGCTACAAATAATCTTCAAAGCGTTTACAACAAGGCAACTACGCAACCTGCGTATGCAGGGGCTACGTTTGGTAATCAGTTCAGCGCACCTGCGGCATACACACCAACCACGCAGGGCAACACGTATGGTGGTGTTGGGGCATACACCCCCGCCGCAGCTACCAATCAATTTGGTGGTGTAACAGATTACACAGCGGGTAACTTCTCGTCAGGGTTTAATGCACCCCAAGCCTACACGGGCGGCACGTTTAATGCAGGTACTGTGTCCGCTGGTCTTGGTGCACCCGGTAGCGTCGAAAGCTACATGAACCCCTACTTGCAGAACGTGGTGAACGTACAGGCGCGGGAAGCCCAGCGTCAAGCGGATATTCAACGTGCCAACGATGCAAAGAAATTTCAAGGTGGTTTTGGTGGTGGACGCCAAGCCTTGTATGAAGCCGAAAATCGCCGTAATTTAGCAACTCAAATTGGTGACATTCAAGCCAAGGGTTCACAATCTGCCTACGACACTGCGCTCAAACAACGTCTGGCTGAAGCCGAGCAGTACCGCCTTGGCTCCGAGTCCACAGCCAAACTGGGATTGGAAGCTCAAAAAGCTGGTGAGGAGTCTCGTCAGTTTGGTGCCAAACAAGGTTTGGCTTCGTCAGAACTCGCCGCCAAGTACGGCCTTGACGCACAGCGTTTGGGTGAGGAGTCTCGCCAGTTTGCCGCCAAGCAAGGTCTGACTGAAGCTGAGTTGCAAGCCAAGTATGGTCAAGCCGCATACGACTCAGGTGAACAAGCACGGCAGTTTGCTGCCAAGCAAGGACTCTCGGATGCAGAACTCCGCGCCAAGTATGGTTTGGAAGCCGCACGTTTGGGTGAGGAGTCCCGTCAATTTGGTGCCAAGCAGGGGCTGACTTCTGCTGATCTTGCCGCTAAGTATGGTCTAGAGGGTTTGAAAGAATCTGAAGCCTCTCGTCAGTTTGGTGCTGGCCTTGGTCTTAAATATTTGTCCGAGGCTGGTACTGCCGCCTCCAACATGGGTCAGATTGGTGTCAACCAAGGTAACTTTGACCTCAACCGCTTAAAGACTATGGCTGATATGGGTGCTGTTAAACGTGGCATTGAGCAAGAAGGTTTGACTTCTGATTACAGAGACTTCTTAGAGCAACGCGACTACGACAAGACACAGCAGAAGTACCTCAAAGATATATTGACAGGTCTACCAATGACCACCCAGAACCAATACACTGAAGCACCGAGTGTTGCAAACAACATCTTGGGCGGTGCTGCAACGGCGGCGGGTATTTACAGCAAACTGTACGGGGGTAACAAACCATGATCGGGCCATCACTTGAACAGACGCGCAAAGACTTGCGCCTGATGCCCACTCAGGCATTGATGCAGTACAAGCAAAACCCCGGCAAGCAAGCTGTGGATGGTATGCCTATGGACATGTTGGCGGGTCTTGAATTAAGCCGCCGTGCCCAACTGCAACAAGAGCAAGTAGCGAAGATGGCACCTAACCCCCAGCAGATGCCCACCATAGTGGATCAGGCTGCGATGGGTTTGGCTGGCATAGCCCAGCAACAGCCTCAGATGCCCGGTGCCCCTGCGCAGTTTCAATCGTCTGCACCTCCCCCACCCCCACAGGGTGCGCCTCAAGGTGCGCCAGCGGCTCCCCCACAGCAGATGGCACAGGCTCCCCAGCCCCCTGCACAACCGATGCAACCTACCCAACAGCAACCTCAAAAACTTGCTACGGGTGGTATTGCCTCACTCGGCGACATGCAAGCCCAACGTGATCAACAGCAAGCCCCTACCCCATTCAATATGTCCGGTGGTGGTCAGCCGTTGTTGATGGCGCGTGGTGGCATCGTTGCGTTCAAGGACAACCCCAATCAGCCTGTCAGTGCTGATATGTCTTCTGACGAAGAACCGACATCCACTATTGGAAACTTCTTTAGAGGTATTGGGGATTTTGTTAGACGCCAACAAGCGGAAAGCCAAGCGACGCAACAACGCAACCGAGAAGGTAATGAGTTACGCCGCGAGATAAATCAGGCAAAACCCGGATTGTTTGAGGCGCTTACACCTACCCAACGTACAGAACGTGAGAAGGAAGTAAAGCTACTTCAAAGCTACCGTGATATGGGTAAACCCGAAGTTCAAGCCGCGCCTCCGACCTCTACACCTCCCGCTGGCCCTGTTAACCCGAACGATCTTACTATTCAAACTAGGGGTAACCCTAATATGGACGCAATCCTCAAGCAGATGGGTGGCGGTGGTGGCGGCTTCGATATGTCCAAGATGCAGACAATGATCGACCGTTACATGAAGCCCACGGAGCAAGAGACTGCGTATCAGAACTTGGTAAAAGATGAGATGGCACGTATCCGTGACCGTCAGTCGCCCGAGGTATCTGAAGCTGAACGCCAGCGTATTATTGATGCGCAGTTTGCAAAAAACCAAGCCACGTCCAAGCCATACTACGACAAGATGCAACAGATGATCGACGAAGAACGTGCCGCCACTAAAGCACGCTACGCCGACAAAGATGCTGACGCCTTAATCCGTGGAGGTCTTCATGCGCTGGCTTCTCGTAAACCCGGTATGACAGGTTTGTTTGAGGGTGCTACGCAAGGTCTAGACTATCACGATAAGGTCAGTGAGTTGGAGTCTGCCGCCAACAAAGCATCTCGCCAAGCAGAGATGGACTTGATCAAGTCTCGCATGTCTGATGAGAAAGGTGACCGTGAGGCATCACAACGCTACTTTGACTCCTATCAAAAGAACAAGCGCGATGCCGAGACGTATGAGATTCAGCGCTCCAGCCTGTTGATGGGTGCTCAGAAGGGTCTTGTTGATACCGAGGGTAAACGCGAACGCGCTGGTATGGGCTTGCAAATGGCACTGGAACGTGCAGGTATGCAGTCCGAACTTGGTTCGATGCGCAACCAGATGGGTTTGATGAAGCTGATGAGTGGCATGCAAGCCAAGCCTCTGACGCTCAACGAGAAACTTGCTTTGGAAAAACGGGTCGGCGAAGTGTTCAGCAACCCTATGTCCCCTGAGTTCCAGAAGTACGTGGGTGCGGCTTACACAGGTGGCCCCGAGCAACTTGCACTCGACCTGAAAAATAAACGTGTTGGATTGGACAAACTTCAGCCTATCATTGAAAACGCCAAAAGACGTTATGCACAAGATTTGAGGGGTGACACCCGTAGTTCTTCCGGTGCAACGTCTTATGATCAGGCGGAATCTGACTTACTGGGACGCTAATGAAAGTCGTACAGATACCCAACTATGGGCCTGTGTCGTTCCCCGACACAATGGCTGATGACGAGATCAAGCAACGCGCCGCCGCACTTGCAAATGCCGCAATAAGCCGAAGCACCTTCACCCCCGACTATCGGGATCAAGGTCTTGGGTCGCTAGTAGCAGGAGGTTTCAAACGTGCTGCGTCAGGGTTGGGTAGTACGATTACAGACACGTTCCCCGCTTTGGCGGGGTCTGCGCTTGGGTTTGATGATTACGCCAAAGAACAATTGGCTGAAGCGGCTGCAAAGAAAAAGCAAGCTGAGATGGAGAATCCCACAGCGTACAAGTCTTACAAAGATGTACGTGGTGTGGGTGATGTCCCCGGCTATATTGCCGAGACGTTTGGTGAACTCGGCCCTGACATCTTAGGCATGCTCACGGGTGCAGGTGCTGGCGCATCTATTGGTAAACGTGTTGCCGCCCGTGGTGTTGAAGAACTTGCCGCAGCAAAAGCCGCAGAGACAATTGCCAAGCGTGGTTTGACTGGTGAAGCCGCTGACGCATACGCCGCACGTCTTGCAGGTCGTGCTACTGAACAAGCCGCCGCCAAGGGTGCCGAGCGCGGTACGCTGGCTGGTATGTACGGCTCCTCTGTTGGGTTAAACGCACCCGATACGTTTGAGAGTATTTATGAGAAGACAGGTAAATTAGAACCTAGCATCGCGCTGGCGTTTGGTGCCGCCCAAGGTGTGCTTGATACCTATCTTCCCTCAAAAATTCTTAGTCAATTAAGCCCTGCCGCCAAAGATAGGCTTGCATCTGAAATTCTAAACCGCTCCTCTATCGTTCCTCGATCAGCTAAGTTAGAAGTTGCCAAGGCACTTGGCACAACTACGCTGGGTGAAGCTGGTACTGAAGGCTTGCAAGAAGTGCTGGGCATCCTTGCCGAGCAAACTGCTGGCGCAAAGGGTAGCCTCCTCGACACCGAGAACATCGACCGTATTCTGAACGCGTCTATCAAGGGTGCTATTGGTGGCGGTACGTTCGGTGCCCCGGGCGCTATCGTAGAAGGACGCCGCACCGCTGCGTTATCACGTGAGGAAGCAGATCGTAGGGCCGAGGCTGCTGGTGAGCAGACCGCCGCACAAACAAATTTACCTGCGGATGTTGACTTCAATCGGCCCGCCTACGAGCGCCGCGCTGGTGGCCCACAGGCAGACATGTTCCCCAATGAACTGGCAAAGGCTAAGTTCAGCATGGACGATGTGGCTAGGTATACCCCTGATGGTAAGGGTGCCTCATACACTGAAACGCTCGATGCCGCCAAGACTAAGCTCAACCGTGGTGAAGAACTGACTCGCGCTGAAGCGGATATGTTGAACCAGTCCGGCGATATGGACTCGGTGAAGATGGCAAAGGCCAAGATCGCGCCTGAAGAAGATGTAGCACCTACCATTGACGAGCGTCAGATGTCACTCCCCGGCATGGGAAGTATGCAACGCCCTGACCGCCGCGCCGCCGCTGAAGAAGGGTTCATGTCCCAACAGCCCGACTTGCTCGGCGATATGATGCCCGAGCGCCAAGCCGCGCCCGAAGAAACTGATCCGATGACAATTCGCGTGAGCGAGGTCACTCAAGAGTTAATCGACAAGGGCATGGCCCCCAGACAAGCCGTAGTTGAGGCATACAAACAAGTTCGCGCTGAGATGCAGGACGACAATCTGGCGTCGTTGCAGAACGAAGCACCAGTCGATCCCCGCCAAGGTGCCTTGCAGTTTGCCGCACCTGCACCCGAGGGGCGTGGTTTCCGTGAGGAGCCTGTTAACACTCAGATGCCTGATCGTTTGCAAGAAGTTGTCAGCCGCGATAAAGACTTCCGTCAGGCCGAGCAAGATGCCGCCGCGCAGAAACAAGCTGAAACTGTTGCCGCTGAGAATCAGCGCCAGCTACAAATTGCCGAGCCACCTGAGTCTGCCCCTGCCCCTGTACCAGTTGTACGTGAACCTGTACAAGAATCGTTCCCCGGTATGGGTGTCCGCTACGGTGATAAGGTGCGTGCCAACCAAACGGCGGCAAAAGCCGAGGCCGCTGGACAAGCTCCGGCCCCAGAAGTCGTAACGCAAGAGATGATGACAGGTTTTGGTGTGTTGCCTTCCGCTCCGCTGCGCAAACGCCTCGTAGGAAAGGATTTATCTAACCCGACCCAACGCGCTCAAGTTCAACGTGAGTTGACTGCATACTCGACCAACGAGGCAGTCCCTCCCAAATCTCGCGCCCAAGTCGCACAAGCATTGCAGTCTCCCTTGTTCATGGGTCAGTCCGAGATGTTCGGCCCCAAGGGTGGCGCGACTGCCGCCGCCACCGGAAAGGAGACTCCACGTGCTCAACTCAAATCTATCGAACCTGTCCCTACCATTACTGGAGAGGGCGTTCCAGTTTCTAGCCGACCCGCAAAGACTGAAACCACCGCAAGAACTGCTCCATCTGGAGATGGGCGAGTGGATGTACCTGCAAGCAGTACTGGACAGACTGGAGTACGAAAGAGCGAGAAACCCACTCCACTGAAAACTACTAAGTTTGCACCTGTTGAATTGGTAAGTGAGGGTAAACCCGAAGGTAAGAAAGCCGAGGGTAAACCCGTAGCTAAAGTAGAAGCTAAACCCGAGGGTAAACCCGAGGGTAAACCCGCAGTTACTCCTGAAGCCAAGGTTGAGAAGCCTGTGGAAAAAACTGTGGAGAAGAAGGCCGAGCCAAAGGCTGAACCCAAGAAGGAAGCCGCTCCCAAGGCCGAGAAGCCTGTGGAGAAAGCCGAGCCTGAAGCTAAGACCGTTGAGGAGAAGGCGGGGCAGACTGCCGCCAAAGAACTCAAGCGCGTTGCCAACGTGGGCTACGCCGCTGACAAGACTGATGTGAAAGAGGCAGACACTGCCAAGGTCAGCAAGGTCAAGAAAGAAGCCAAGCCTTCCAAGGAAGCCGAAGCCGCCAAAACATATTTTGGTAAGGTACCTCGCACCATCGACGCGCTGCGCAACATAGCGTTCAACCTCGTGGACAAGACTCCACGTTATCGCCGCGCTCCGGGCGAATCGGCGGCTGAAGCTGAGTTCTTCAAGGGCATGGACTTCAAAGCCGCCCAACTTGCAGAAAAGTGGGTGCGTGAGAACTTGGATGCTGATTCAATCAAGGCACTTGACAGGATGGTTGCCGAGTATCAGAAGCAGTTTGCATCTTCTGAAAAAGAACTTGCCAAGCACAACGCTGAACAGGCGTACGTCCGCACCTACACCGACCCTGATGCCGCACTGGAGTTGGATGAAGCCGATTCGATGGCAATGCCACTGCACCCAGCGATTGCTGACTTGCTGTCCAAGGGTGACATCCAAGGCGCACTGCGAATGACCGCTGATTATTTTGGTGGCACGATTGGTAAGCTGGCGTCGGGCCTAGTGCGTGCGGGTATCACACCAAAAGTTGTTATCCGTGAGAACCTTACGAACGAAGCCGGGCAGCGCGTTCCGGGTATGTATGACCCCAAAACCGATACTGTGTACCTTGATCCTGAGACAGGGATGAACACGCACGTGCTCTTGCATGAAGTTGGGCACGCCGCCACTGCCTACACACTTGCCAACCCTGCGCACCCACTGACCAAACAACTGCGCGAGTTGTTCAATGATGTCAAAGGTTCGCTTGATACTGCGTACGGCGCTGAGTCGCTGGATGAGTTCACTGCCGAGGCATGGTCAAACGAGTCGTTCCGTGCCAAGCTGAACGCCATCAACCCCAAGGGTGAGAAGATCACCGCGCTTCAACGCTTTACCAATTCGGTAAAGAATTTCTTCCGCAAGATGATTGGGCTTGACCCCAAGCGCATCGAAACAGCTTTGGACAAGGCTGATCAGGTCATCGAGGCCATGCTCTCGCCTTCGCCTGAACTGCGTGATGCACCCATCCTCTACGCCGCCACGATCAATCCCAAGAGTCCAGTTGTAGAGAATTGGCTCAACAGCGCGGCTGACGTGCTTTCCGGTTTGCCCGGAATGAACCAAGAGCGTGCCGACAGGATTCACGAGTTTTTGAAGAACACAGCCACGAGTACGATCAAAAACATCGCTCTGTCCGCTCTCCCGTTGCATGCACTGGTTGACGTTGCCAAGAACTACCTGCCCTCCGCACCCAAGGTCAACCGACTGGTGGAAGAAAAAGGCGGCGACGAATACAGCCGCAATCAGAAGATTGAACCAGTCATCCACGAAGCTGAAAAATGGGCGAAGGATCACAGCAAGCACCTAGACAAGTTCAACAGTCTAGTCTACAAAAGCACGATTGATGAGGTTGACCCATCGGTTCCACGTGAAACTTATGAAAAGGCACCCGAGAAGAAGGGTACCGAAGCTGAAAGCAAGCTGACCCGCCAAGAGAAACTTGACTCATGGGATGCCATGCAAAAAGATTTTGAGGCCATCGGCCCCGCTGGTCGTCAGGTGTACCGCCGCATGCGTGACACGTACAAAGCCATGTACGACGAGATTCGTGAAGCCATCGGTGCACGTATCGACTCTGCTGGTATGGACAAGACCGAATCAGAGACGGTCAAGAGAGAAATTTACGCACGGCTTGCCGAGCGCGGTCAGATCGCTCCGTACTTCCCACTGACACGTAATGGTGACTATTGGTTGTCCTACGTAGCTCCGGGGCGCGATGGCAAACCTGAGACATACGTGTCTGCATTTGAGACTGATCGTGAGCGTGAGCGATTTATTGCGGCGTTGGAAAAGGGCGGTGCGACACAGGTGCAGAAGTTCGCCAAGTTGTCGGAGATGAACTATCGCAACACACCACCGTCATCATTTGTAAACAGTATATTGAAAGTCATGGATGCCAATCGTGTGCCGACCGAGGCACGTGAGCAAGTGCTCCGCCTGTTCTTGCAGACACTCCCTGAATCATCTTTTGCCCAAGCGTTTCAAAAACGTAAAGGCACGCTGGGTTTTAACAAGGACTCCATTCGTGCTTTCCGTGAGAAGGCCAACAGCATGTCTCGCCAGATGTCGAACATGAAGTACGCAGCCAAGTTGACCGAAGCACGTGATCAGTTGTTTGCAGAAGCCAAGGCCGCTGGCGAAGGCGAGGGTGCCAAGGACAACCGACTCCACAAAGAATACTTTGATGAGTTGGACAAGCGCATTAAGTTTGCCATCAGCCCCACGACCAATGCGGCGACTCAAGTGTTGTCGTCACTTGGTTTCAACTACCTGCTCGGCTTCAACGTGTCATCGGCTGTCGTCAACTTGACGCAGGTACCTCTGATCGTGTTGCCCTACCTTGGTGGTAAGTACGGCTACGGTGACGCACAGAAAGCACTCCGAGACGCATACAGCTTGTACTCACGCAGTGGCTTTGAGCGCAAGGTCACACTCCTGCCCAAAGAAGACGGCAAAACTGTCACTGCCAAAGAGCGTGCGATGCCCGCCCTCGACAACTTTGACTTCGACAACGTGAAGGATAAGGACATCAAACGTCTGCAAACCCTGTCCGAGGTTGCGGCACAAGCGGGTCAACTGAACCGCTCGATGTTCTATGACGTGCTGGAAGTTGATGGTGGCAAGTCACCACTGAAGACACTCAACGCCGCTTCGGGTTTCATATTTCACCACGGTGAGCGCATGAACCGTCAGGTATCCATGATCGCCGCCTACAACCTTGAGCTTGACCGCCTGAACAAGAAGGGTGCAAAGCTAGAAGACGGCACGCTGGCTGACACGTTGTCTGCCAAAGAGAAAGAAGTTTACGCCGCCAACCAAGCGATCTACACAACCGAGATGACCAACGGTGGTACAGCGGCGGCTTCGGCACCCCGTATCGCTCAAGGCTCTGTCGGCAAGGTACTGTTCATGTTCAAACGCTACGGCGTGTCCATGTACTACATGATGTTCAAGATGACCAAGGAAGCCTTGCAAAAGCAAGACCCTGAAGTTCGTCAAGCCGCCATGAAACAACTTGCTGGTGTCTACGGCATGGCGGCAATCTTCTCTGGTCTGCAAGGTCTGCCCATGTTTGGCTTGCTTGCCATGATCTACAACATGTTTGCCGATGATGACGATGAAGACTTTGGCAGCGTGGTACGTGCAAGCACCAACGAGTTGGCATACAAAGGCTTGGTCAACTACATGACCAACCTTGACATTGCCTCACGCACTGGCTTGGGTGACCTGATCTTCCGCGACAACAAGATGTCGTCCGGCTCTGCTTCGATGGCTGAGTCAGTCGCTGAACTGCTTGGTGGCCCAGCCTACGGTATCGCAACAAAAATCAAGCGTGGTTCTGACATGATCCGTGATGGTGAAGTCGAGCGCGGCATCGAAACAATGTTGCCATCAGGTGTTGGTAATGTAATGCGCGGTATCCGTATCGGCACCGAGGGTGCGAATACTCTGCGTGGTGACCCAATCACAGGAGACGTGAACGCATGGAACGCTTTCGCTCAAATGTTTGGCTTTGCCCCTGCGGATTACACGAAGCAACTTGAGATCAACGCACGTCTCAAAGGTATCGACAAGAGCGTAAACGATCAGAAAACCAAACTGCTTCGCCAGTACTACACCGCCCAACGGACGTACGACATTGATGGTATGCAGGATATGCGTGAGAAGCTGGACAAGTTGTACAGTAAACATCCGGGTCTTGGCAATGTAGGTGAGTCAATCTCCCGCTCGATGGCTCAACATGAACGCACAACCCAAAAGATGTATCACGGTATCACGCTCAGTCCAAAGCTCAGGAGTGAGATGGATGCGTTAGCTCGGGACTTGGAAGACTGAGAAAAAACTCCCCGCACGAGGCGGGGAGGTTAACTTCTCTTGTGAAGGAGAGAGGAGATGAAACGGCGGCAACTGCAATCACCACCACCTCCACTGTATCACAGGACTCTCCAAAAACGAACCCCCAATTTCCCTGCCTCAATCCGCTCGGCGTGAACAAGCCGAATTTCCCGCAAGTCTGCTTCCCGTTGCATCTGTCTGATAAGTTTTGATAGGTTTATTGCAGGTATAAATACCGATGCACCTACGGGAAACAGGCTCCAGCGTACCTTGATCTCAACCCCATCAGGGTTGATCGGCTTGCTGTAAGGCTGGGGAAAGACTGGTTGAGACATGTGCCGCCGCCAAAGTTTGCTCGACTTCATCCGACATGAACTCGGAACAATCAATCACCAACGTATCACTCGGAGGTAAGTTCATGTGTGTTCCTTTACCCATGCGAATCTTCTTCACCACGGCGCGGGTCTGACCTGTCTTCAAACTCTCAACAAACGTCTGATAGTTGATCTGCTGTTTACTGCACCACTCACGCAGTGGCTTGGGTAGCAGGTACATCTTCTTAATGTCGTACTCATACCGAGCGACCAAATGGATGCGCGGTGACGCATCGGGGATGATCAGGTGCTCCAGTGCATCGGTGCCTGTACGTGCATCATCAGTGCTCTTGATACGCAGGATGTTGTTGTAGTTCTCAGCGAGGTAACTCGTCAAGGTGTCCTCAAGGGTGCCGCTCATATTTTCAATCTCCGTTTTTGCTTTTTCAATTACCTTGATCAACCAAGTCACGATGTCAGACACCTTGAACTTGATCAGACCAATCTTCTTTGCGATCAACAACCCAGTGATTGCCGATGCCGCCTGAACAGACCAAAACCTGTGTGGCTGTGATAGCCCTGCCGCTATGTCAATACGCTCTTGTGTTTGCAGAAAGAGCGAACGGCACTCATCCATATTGGCAAGCACGTACTGCATGAACGGAACGCAAGCGTGTCCGTAGTGCGCGTACAAGTTGCGGCTCAACACATCTGTCTCGGCCTTGGTGTCGAAGTGAAACTTCTGTGCCTCATACTCCAACACGCGAGTTGCCTCTGCCTTGGGTATTGCCTTGTACATACGAACACGTGCTAACAGGCTTGTGTTACCTGTGCTGCAAGCATTTGTGTGCCATGTCTCACCACGAACACGTTCTTTGTTGGCGTTTTGGCTTTGCCGATTCCTCTGCATACCGCCAGTCAGTTGGTACAAGAAGTCACTTGCTTCCTTGGGGTTGACGTTGGTCATCTCATCAATTGGCAAGAAGATGTTTTTGTACACCTCGGCGCGGTTCATCTTCGACGCATGCGTATCAACTTCACGCAATAGAATCAGTTCAGGATTGCCCCAAATACTTGCACCTGCCATCATCGCTGTGGTCTTGCCGAGTCCGGGGTCTTGGCTGTACACGTGAAAGAGTGAGGCGCACTGCGGCACAAACGCCATGAACGGAGAACCGAACGACAGACCAATGATGTACTGATGCAACTCCATACCTTCACGGTTGTAAAAGTCCATGATCTCAGTCCAACCTGTCATCGTGCCCTTGTTTTGAAACATCGGGAACATGCTGACCGTAGAGTTTGCAGGTGGGTTGTGATCCACTCGGTCGGCACGAATCTCTTTGCTACCAACCACAAAGGCCGACAGCAGTTCATCAGTCCAACCAAATTGTCGCCGTGCCTCATCTGCCTGTGTGGTTGATTGAAGTTTGTTGACCCACGAAGCTGTATATGACATAAGTTCTTCCATTTTGATTACGGCAACGCCATGCGCCGCCATGTATTTGCGAAATTCGTCCTTACTCAGGATCGACGCCAATGGAACGGTGAACTCCCGCACCCCGTCCTTGGGGAGGTGCAGACGCATCACGACAGCTTCACCCACATCAGGGTCACGCAGTCGGCGCACAACGTAGAAGTCGTTGTGGTAAATCGGCACCTCTATGGGGTCACCTTCCTTGTTCTTCATACGCTTGAAAATACCGCCAGCTTTGCCGCGAAAGAAAGGCTCGGGATATTTTGGTATCACGTACGTTTGTTTGGGCACCTCGATGTTCTCGGGAACATCTTCTACAATGTTGTCTTCCTCGGTGGCTTCCAGAACCTCACGTCCAAGTACGATTGGTGACTTTATCTTTCCACGATGTTTGCAGTTGTCGCACACATCAGGATTGAACTCATTGAACTTGTCGCACGTATATGGCCCTTTGATCCATTCGACTTTTTGCTGTGTTGCTCTGCGGTCGTAGTCAGGATGCCCCGAGGAAATTTTGGTGATTGCTTTTTCAGCATCCACACAGAACTTCGCAATAGATAACCCGGCTCGCCACATAGGTTCACTCAGGGTAGCTTGTTCCTGTATGACCTTCTGAATCTGTGCACAGCCACGCCCTGCGGCAGTCTTCTGCACAATCAGCTTGAATGAGTTTGAGAAACTACCTGCCAGTGCGTTGGTCACATCGTCCATGACCTTTGGCACAAAGTTCCGTGCAGTGACGGGCACTTCACCCATCAATGACTTGAACGCCTCAAACTCAACAGGCTTAGAAATCTCGCCGAGTATGACCACATCAAGCGGTGGATCACCTTTGAAGTTAAAAGTGTTGGGCACCCTTAACACACGTGCCACGTCTGCCGTGACAGATGGATCGGCTTCCATACCATGTAGTTTGCACAGGGCTTTGAGTTGCTCTGCAACAACCACCCATGCTTGTGCTGTAACCGCCTCGGTGAGAGGCCAATACACATGCACACCCCTACCCGAGTTAACCATTGTTGGTCTTGGGAGTTTGGCGCTTTTACAGAAATCGCGCAGTGCCGCAATAGCTGTTTGTTGGTCAGGGTAGTCCTTCTCAGGGCCGCAGTCTATGTCGAGGAAGAACGCTTTAAGTTGTTTTGCGTTGTCGCCTTTACGTGACTCCCCGGTTTCGTACGTAGCTAGTGCAAAGTAGGCATCGTATCCATTACGTGCCATGTCCTCTGCAACTGAACTCGCTGTCTCCAGTGATGGGTAAAACTTCTGAATCTTCTTATCTTGCTTTGCGCCGAAAATGCAGTAGTAACCCTCTCCACTCAGGACTGTGTTCAAAAATTCTTGTGTTTGCATGACCGCCTTCTGAAGTGGAGTGAAAGAAAAAAGAGGGGATGGGAGCGACCCATCCCCACGTCAAAGATCAGTCGTCCCAACCGTCAACCAAATCCGTCAGCGCAGGGGCTGACGTGGCGGCGGGGGTAGACTTCTTCTCAACCTTCTTTGGTTCTTCCACTTCTTCAGCAACAACTTTCTCAGCCTTCGGTACAGGCTTCGGAGCAGGAGCGGCGACTGGTGCAGGTGCGGCACTATCTTTAGGCTTGATCACCACAGTCAGCTTGATGGCTTCATCAGCCTCGGCGCTGTTGCGAGTTGCCTCGACATCGTGATACTCGTCTTCAGTAATAGGACGCACAGGCTTGAACACCAACTTGGGAGTTGGGGATGCCGTGTCAAAACGCATCTCAGTGATCACACCTGCGACAGGTGTGTTGTGTGCTTTCAAGTGGCGACCGTACGCTTGCAGAGGGAGCTTGCCCTTCTCGCCATCACCGAACACAGATGTTGCAGGGCAGATGACTTGATAGACTTCGCGCTTGGATGTTTCGCCTTCGATCAACACAGCAATGCGTTGGCTGAAGCGGCATGCACGACCATCGCCTTGGGATGCAGAACCCTTGACGTTTTGTGCGCAGTCCATGCACTTGGAGGCTTGCTTCTGATCGGCGGGTACCGATGTATCAGGCGTTTGGTTGTTGCTTGACCAGCATGTTGGTGAAGCGTTTTGACCTTCAACATACGCACCTGCAAAGTACGTGCGGTGCACACTCGGTGCGGCTTTGATGATGATCACGCCGATGGCGCGTTCTTCGCTCGTGCGCACTTCTTTGTTGCCAAGCATCTCGCGGAACACGCCGCCTTTGATGCTGATCTTGCGTTGGCCTACTTCGCCACCTGCCAATGAGGAGGTGGTGTCATCTTCTTGCAGGTTCTTCAGGTAGCTGGGAAGTCCAGTTTTAAACAGGGTAAGTTCGCTCATCTCATTCTCCTTAGACATCTTGGTCGGGGTTAAAGTTCAGTTCCAACTGCACGGGTGCAGTCAGTTCGGCAATAGTCGTGGCAGGTGCCTCGACAGGTGCGGGGGCTTCGTCAGCAGACACACGGCGCAGAGCCGCATCCACGTCAGCGATCTTGAATCGGTACGTGTTGCCTAGCTTTAGAAAATCAGTGGATGTCAGCTTGTTCGTACGAATCCACGCACGGACGGTTGACACCGACACCGAGTAGTACTTGGCTACATCTTCGATGGAGACGTATTGGTCGTTCATCATTCTTTCCTCACAGTTATGGTGTACTCACTGTCCACGTTGAGTCCGGGCGGCAGTAAGTCGGGATGCTCCTCAAGAAACTGTTGGATGTTGCCTTGGTGGAGCCGCTTCTCGTACAACTCGGGCACTTGGTGCTCAAGGACGAATTTGCCCATCGCTTCCCAATTGTTCGTGGTGTACCGCTTCTTGATACTGCGGTAGAACAGTCCCTCGGTAGTGCGAACACTCTCAATGTTCTGATCCTTACAGTATGCAAGCAAAGCCGCCTTCACCTGATCCATCTGCGTGTCGATTTTTTTGACTTGCGCTTCAAGGTCAACTTTGGCGGTCTTCATTTTCAAATAAACCCGCACCAGCTTCTCAGCGGGTACAGGGGTAATTGCAGTTTCCTCTGTCATTTCATCTCTCCGGTTGGTTGTAGGGACTCTCAGTATATCTCAATTTTTATGTTAGTCAAGCAATTGTTTGTAAAGATCAACAATTTGTGTGTGAACGTCGTTTTTAGTGTCTAACATTGTGTAAACATGTTTTTCTGCGTTAGACCCCATCAGGCGGATCACAACCGATGGATGGCGTTGCCCAGCACGATGTACACGTGCGTTTGCTTGGGCGTAGGTTTCCAGCGAGGATGTCGGCCCCCACCACACCACCGTGTCGGCGGCTGTGAGCGTCACGCCGTGGGCGGCAGATTGCGGCTGAATCACAAGAACCCGAGGTTCCGGTGTCTCTTGGAACTGTTTGAAAATCTCGGTGCGTCTGACGGCAGACACATCTCCACGGATGACTTCACAGGTGATCCCGTCCTCGCGTAACTTGGCGGTGATCAGGTCGATGGCATGCTTGAACGGCACAAACACCAGCACCTTTTGGTTGGCCTCGTCAATAACTTCTTTGAGCACGGCGTAGCGGTTCTTGATGTCGAACTCCACCACCTCCTTGGTGTCCGAATACACCGCACCACAACTGATTTGTAAGAGTTTGGACAGGTTCACGGCGGCGTTGACTGCGGTGATCTCCTCCCCTGCGGCTTCCATGACCATGCGGTTCTTCATCAGGTTGTAGAACTTCTGCTGTTGCTTGGTCAGCACCACCTCGCGGTTAACGTACGTCATCTCAGGCAGGTCAAGGCACTCGTCCTTGGTGAAGCGGATTGCAGGTTGCAGGGCGTTGAATACCGTCTCCAGTGCGCTTGGCTTGGGTACCCACTTGAACTGCGTGACCTTGTACATCACCATGTCTTTGAATGAGCCAAAAAACTTGGGCACACCGAGGGGGTTGACAAGTTTGGCAAGACCGTATGCGTCCACAGGGGATTGAGCGGCAGGGGTGCCAGTCAGCATCCACAGCCATGTATCGGACTTGACCAAACCGTTGAGCACCTTCCAACGATTTGTTTGGGCGTTCTTGTAGGCGTTCGCCTCGTCCACCACAATCAAGTCAAACCCACCCTTGTCAATGGCATCAGCCACCACCTCGACACCATCGAAGTTGATGATGACAAACTCAGCTTGGGATTCAATGACTGCTCGGCGTTTCTCAGCGGAGCCGTGTGCGATGTCTACGGAGCGGTGCATGGCGAACTTGAACAGGTCAGCCCTCCACGCAGAGTCCATGATTGATAGGGGGCAGATGACCAGTACGCGCTTGATGCGCCCCTGCTTCATCAGGTAGTCAGCCGCCCAAATGACTGAGCCAGTTTTGCCAGTACCCTGCTCGTTGAGGCAGAAAGCCCGTTTGTTTAAAGTGAGGAACGCAGAAGTTGTTTTCTGGTGATCGAATGGCTTGTACAACCCGGGCCACGCGTAGCTACGTAGGATTGGTGAAGGAACATTTTTGATCTTCAGGTTCTTCAAGACTTGCGCCTCGTCCAAACCCCAATGCACCAACACGTTGTGCTCACCCATCACGCGACTCTTGGGTATGACTGCTGTGACCTTTTCGGGGTCGCGCAGTTTCAACAAGAGTGCCTTGTTTTCAATGATTTCCATACCGTTTCATCTTCTCGTTATAAATGCAAAATAGGCAGAAAGCGGTGTCCGCAATCTGCTCTATCTTCAGTGGTATCGCCTCGGATTTGAACCGAGTCACCTTCCCTTGTCGGGCTGTGCTTCGCCAGTGCACCCGCGATACCGAACCCCCAATGTAGCAACCCTTGCAGGGGTTGTCAATCAGGGTTTTTTACCGCCCTTTTCTCTCGGGCTGTGTCCGTTTCGGGCACGGTTTTTGGCTGGCGTAACTATGCGGATGCCGTCCTTGTTGGAACCACCCCGCGCAAGCATCTTCACGTGGTCGATGTCCTTGCCTTCCCGCTTGTCAGCCTTGCCGTTGCCGTTCTTATCGGGGGAACTGGCATCAACTTTTCTTCGGGCGCGTTGGCGCTCCATCCGGTCGGCGAGTTCGCCGCGCTTTTGTTGCATCTCGTACTCGTGTTTGTACGGACGTGGTGATTTGGTGTAGGGCATCATGCTCTCCCATTATGTGAACAGGTCAACACAGGACACCACGCTTTGCAAAGACCGCTCGGCTTTGGGTTCCATGTGTCATTATCGTACGCCGCCTGAAGACGTTGGTGCTTGTATTTCCACTTGTCCCAGCGCACCTCAT